GAAATCGAAACACATCGAGTACAACGGTACACCGACGGCATCACTCTGCTCGCACAGCAGAAGATGTCACGACTCCGCAATCGGGTGCGTGTCGAATCCGGGGTGAAGGCGAAAATCTCGTTCTTCGATCAGATCGGTCTGACGACAATGACCGAGAAGACAACCCGGCACAGCGATACGCCACTCATCGAGATCCCGCATCGGCGGCGCGCTGTGATTCTGAAGTTCTACCACACAGCCGATCTCATCGATGGCAAGGACATCAATCAGGTCCTGAACGAACCGGCGGGGGCCTATGGCATGACCATGGCCTCGGCGGCGGGACGCACGATTGACAACGAGATCATCGGTGCGGCGCTGGCCACTTCAAAGACAGGTGAGGATGGGACGGGTACAGCGCCCTTCGTCACCGCCACGCACCAGATCGTCCACGGATCCGATCCGCTGACGATCGGCAAGGTGCTGGCCGCGAAGCGGATCCTGGATGGCTCGGAAGTTCCGAGGGACCAGACCCGTCACGCCGTCGTGACGTCAAAGCAGATCGAGGACATGCTCAACACCACGGAAGTCGCATCGAGCGATTTCAATACTGTGAAAGCTCTTGCCCAGGGGAGCATCAGCTCTTACTGTGGTTTCGAGTTCGAGCAGACTGAGCTGGTCAACGCTGTTGCTGGTTCACCGACGGTTCGGGCGTGTCTGTTCTATGCCCAGAACTCGCTTCTGCTGGCCATCGGCCTCGACATCCGTGGTCGGGTCTCGGAGCGGGACGACAAGGACTACTCGACTCAGGTCTACTACTCGATGCGCGTAGGCGCGACGAGAATGGACGAGGACGGGGTGGTCGAGGTTCAGTGCCAGGAGTAAGCTCCAGCACTGGGTGAGCAAGAAAACCGGGGATGCCCCCGGCGCGGGGATCGTGGCGGGGGCATCTTCCACAACATCGTTGAGGGGATCTGAACGATGGCGACCTTCTACAGCAATCACTACGGACCTGAGATGGGCGAGACGGGCCATTTCACCACACTCAAGTCGCCGGTAGATACCGTTGCGGCAGGATTGGGGCACAGCCGCCTACGGCACAAGGCGTGTCAGTTCATCGTACCGAATGGTCAGGACATGGCGAGCGAAGACACCATCCGGCTGATGGATGTCAGCTCGACCGATCGACTGGTGCAACTGCTCTTCACTTGCGATGGCAACTTCGGAGCGACCGCAGCAGCAAACTTCGGACTGGCACTGAAGGGCACGAACAACGACGGTGCCCTGGTGGAGGCTGCGGGTGCGAACGATCTGTTTGCTTCAGCGGTCGTGATAACGGGTGCAATCGCTCGGGTCGATGTTGCCCTGGACGGCACAGATGCGTGGGATCGATGCAAGCCCATGTGGTTCTTCGCCGGGGCGTCTGCGGACACTGCCGTGGACTACACGATCATCATGGAGTGGGACACCAATCCGGCCGCAACTGACGCTGCGACCGAGTGTCTCTGCGAGCTGATCTACCTGTCCGGCGACTGATTCATTCAGGGGGGTCGAACAACGACCCGGGGGGGCATCGGACTCAGCGGCTCTGATCCGGTGCCCCTTCTTGCAAGGGGTTTTGAGACATGGCTGAACCGCCCGAAGTTGCTGCCGCGATCGACATCATCAACATGGCCTTCCAGAAGATGGGCATGAAGGCGATTGCCAACATCGATGTGGACAACAAGGCTGCACGGTTGGCCAAGTCCACCTACGCCTCGATCCGCAACGATGTGCTTCGGAGCCACCCGTGGAACTTCGCCACGGAGTACCGTCAGCTTTCTGCAGGCACACTGCCTGCCGGGGCCTGGGACTACGACACCGCCTTTGACCTACCAGCCATGGGTGAGTATCTGGCAGTCCACGCCGTACAGGGCCAGACCTCACAGGTTGGTGATGAGTGGGCCATCGTGGGCGATCAGATCCTGACCAACTTGGCAAATGGCACCGCCGATGCCCCTACCCTCAATGTCCTCTTCATCAAGCGTGTGATCGACGTCTTGAAGTACGATGCTTCCTTCATTGAACATCTCTGTGAGAGGCTCCAGGCGGAGTGGGTCGAGCCGCTACGTGGTGTCACGAATCTGGCAGAGGCCAAGATGGCTGTCTCTGATGAGAAGGGCAGGCGGGCCATGAGCGCCGATGGGATGGAAGGCACACCACGAAAGCTGGAGTCCAGTACGTTCGTTGATACGAGGTAGCCGGTGCCTACCGTCCATACCATCAGAAGCTCTTTTAACGGGGGCGAGATCAGTCCCCGGGCCTTTGGCCGTACAGACATCGGTGCCTACCGCGCTGGTGCGAAAACGATCAAAAACCTCATCTGTACGCCCCAGGGTGGCTTGCTACGTCGTCCTGGTACGCGCTATGTCGCAAACAGTCTCGGCGGTGGAACGACTGGCAGCTGGCTGATTCCCTTCGTCGTCTCCACTGTAGACGCCTACATGATGGAGTTCTCAGACTACAAGGTCCGCTTCTATCGTGAGGGGGGCGCACTCCTCTACGGCAACGTCACTTTCCAGGCCGTAGACGTCAACACCACCGCGAACCAGATCGAGTCCGTAGGCCATGGCTTCTACCATGGCCAGAAGGTGACGTTCACTGCGGGCGATACGCTGCCGACAGGGCTGAGCAGTGGGCAGGACTACTACGTCGTGCTTCCAAAAGCGGTGCGATGCAACTCCATGACAAGTGCAACGCCGAACGTCATCACTTCAGAGAGCAACCACAACCTGGACGTAGAGATGGGTCCTTACGAGTTCTGGGCTCACAACTCGAACGAGTTCAACTTCCTTGGCAAGAGCTACTACATCAACAGTGGTGGCTTCGCTGCAGGCACCTTCAGCGTCACAACGACAAAGGGATCTACGACTGGGCAGGAAGGTGGCACAGATGCGACCAACAACATGTCGCTATGCCCAAAACCAGAAGCGCAGCTGGACACCTTCCGCCTTGCTGGGGATCCAGAGAATCTCCAGTCTACGGTGGTAGACATCTCAGGTACAGGCGACGGGACCTTTGCTGCTGCAGATGCGACCGAAGTGGTCGAACTTGAAACGCCGTGGTCGCTTGCAGAAGTCAAGGAGCTGAAATACGCGACGAATGCGGAAACGATGTTCTTCTGGCACTCAGACCATCACCCGATGCAGCTTCAGCGGTTCAACACGAACTCCTTCTTCCTGAGTAGGATACCGTTCAAGAGTGGCCCCTACGGGAGCTTCGCGCCTGCGGGTGACGGCGTGACGATGACCGCCACTGGCGGTTCCGCAAAGGTCGGTGATGTCGGTACTGTGACGGTCACTACGGACTTCTTCCGTGGTACGGACATGGGCCTCAGTGTGCGTAAGAACTACGAAGACCCCGAGCATGGCTTGATCTGGCTGATTGGTACGCTGACGGCAACCAACAACGAGTGGCAGGTGTTCGGAGAGATCGTTCCGAAATACTGGGACGGTTCCGCTGCTGGAACTCTGATGGTTGTCCCAGGCCACGGCTACGTCGTAAACGAGTTGATCTGGATAGTCGAGGGCGATGGCGCGTTGCCGCCCGAGTTCCAGGAACGTACGCCCTACTACGTGAAGTCAGTTTTTGATGCCAACACGATTGAGCTGTCGGCAACTGCTGGTGGCTCAACGATCACGTTCAGTGCATCGGTTGGAAGCCATCACAAGCTACTCAGTGGTTGGTTCCATACAGTAGATTGGGATACAGGCAGCGATAATGTCAATGCGTTTAGCGACAATGATGACTGGGCTGGGCTCTGGGCAGATGGCGGGGAGCTTCCCGGTGGCTTGGCGATTGGCCGTCCCTATCGTATCCGCGTCCAGACAGACGTCTTGTTCTGGCTGGAGAACCGAGATGGTAGTCAGGTTCCGCTGACCAGTGAGGGCTGGGGCAAGTTCCAAATCGGATCGGGCTCAGGCAAGGACAGTACTTCCAGTTCCATGAGGGTACGCTGGGAGAGCTACACAACTGACACCAAGGAACTTGGTGGAACAGGTATAGGCACCTCCGATCATGATGCCGTGGAGCTTTGGCGTCTTGGGGCTCTGGGTGGCTATCGCGGCTGGCCAAGCTGCGGGACACTGTTCGAGCAACGACTCGTGATGGCCGGAAGCAACAGCGAGAAGAACCGCATCTGGGGTTCAGAGTCAGGTAATTTCTTCAGCTTCACGCCGGATCAGGAAACAGGTACTGACACTCATCCCGGTGCCCGTTCTCGTACGCTGACTGATGCGTCGAGCTTCAGCTACGCCCTGGTCGCAGAACATGTCGATCGAATCAGGTGGCTGATACCGGCTACTACGCTTATAGCGGGTAGTGCTGGTCCGGTCTTCGAGATCAGTGCTTCAACCAACCGCGAGGCTATCACGCCCGCGAACCTCAATGCTGAGATCGTAAGCCGTATGGGCTCGTCGATGGTCAACCCTGTCATGTCGGATGCCGAGATCCTCTACGTCAGCTACTACCACACGAAGGTTCTGGCTGCGGGGTTCGAGTCGAGACGCGACACTTTCACGCCCGCCAGTGTGACTTCGATTGCCGACCATGTCATCTCGCGATTCAACAATGCTGTCCAGTTGACACATCAGGCGGAGCCCTGGGGAACAATCTGGATGTGTCGTGCCGATGGCCGACTCTACGGCTGTACCTTCTCTCGTGAGCAGGAGCTTGCCGCTTGGCACCACCATGAGCTAGGTGGTTCTACGGCTACAAGAAGCTACGGCGAAGTGGAAAGCGTCGGAACAATGCCTGCCCAGAATGACGGCTACCACCAGCTCTGGATGGTGGTCAAGCGCAGGATCAATGGAAGTGATGTGCGGTTCGTTGAGTACATGGAGAGCCGCTTTGATATCGAGCAGCCCCAGGAAGATGCCTACTTCGTAGATGCTGGTCCAGCCAGCTACAGCGGAGCTGCAACGACCAGCCTGGGGAACCTCTCTCATCTCGAAGGTGAGACGGTGGAAATCTGGGGGGACGGGGCGTCGCAACCGCAACAGGTGGTCTCAGGGGGTACAATCAGCTGCGACAGCGTAGAGAAGGCGGCTGTAGGCCTCCCCTACACTTGGCGCTGGGAGAGCTTGCCCTTCGATTCGGCAATCGACCAGGAAAAGGTGACCTACCAGGGAGTGCTGAAGCGTGCCTACGACATCTTCCTGACCTTCGACCGTACTCTCGGGGGTACGATCGGGCAGACTCTTGATGACCAAGAGGTGCTGGAGTTCAGGGGACCAGACATGGATATGGATGAGGTGGTGCCCCTGTTCACTGGCGTGATTGAGCTGAAGCCGATGCTGGCCGAGATGGATACCAAGGTGCAACTCATTGCCGAGGGGGCTGGCGCTGCGCCCTGGCACCTGCTCTCGATCGTGGCCCAACTCGATTTCGGAGAACGATCAAGCTCACGCTCTTTCCGGGGTGTCCAGACGACATTCGTCTTATCGAGGTACAGGAGGCACAGCGGGTACAGATCAGTGACACGATCCTGGCGCTTGATTTCGATGTCGAGCTACTGAGGATGTGGTCACGGACACTGAAATTGCCCTGTGGTAAGCCTGTGGCGATCATGGGTGTTACTCCTAAGCGGACCGGGTATGCCAGCAGCTGGGCGCTGATAGGAACCGAGGCCTTGAATCATCCGGTCAAGCTGACCAAGACGGCAAAGCAGCTGATTGTTCGCGCAAGGAACGCGCTCTTTCTCCGCAGGATGACACTGGATGTGGACTTGAAACATGTAGCTGCCCTACGTTGGGCGATACATCTTGGCTTCGAGGTCGAGGGAATCCAGCGATGTTACGGGCTTCTAGGTGAGGACGCCTACCTACTTTCGAGGATCTGGCCATGAGTTTTGCTGAAGCCCTGGTTCCTTTCCTGCCGAGCATGTTCGAGACTGGCGCTTCCATCTACGGGGGGATCCAGACACAGAAGAGCGAAGAGGTCTCCGCAGCTCGTTCACGTTCGATCGCTGAGAGCGAGGGAAGGCTTCGCGAGATTCAGGCTACAAGGCTCCTGGGTCAGATCCAGGCCAGCTTTGGTGGGCGTGGTGTCGCGGGTGGTGTAACCGATGTGGACTTGGAGAGTGGCGAGGCCTTCCTCGAAGGCATGGATGTGGCTCGTGCAAGGTTTCGTTACGAGAGCCTTGCACAACAAGCGGACGCTCGCGGTAAAGCTGCGCTGGCCTCTGGCATCATAGGAGCGGTGGGTGGCCTTGCTGACATGGCAACGATCTCTCATACCAAGAGCAAGGCGGATCGCGCAAAGGCAGCAGCAGCAGCAGCCAAGAAGGTTGCAGGCCCCACCGTCCTGAAGGCTTCGGCGAAGGGTACTCAATTTGGCCCCTTTTCAGCCGCAGCCGCACCTCAGGTTTTTGGGCCTGGCTACAAGAAGGGTCGGAAGTAGACGCCGATGCCTACCGAGACCCCGCGTAGCAACGTCCCCCGAAGGCAAGGTCGCGTCAACCTTGTCGGCGTCCCTACCCGGCTGATTTCTCCCGAGGCTGTAGCTGCCGAGCGTGTGTTTGCCGAGGCCAACCGGCAGCAGCAACGAGAGGAGCGGGATCAGAAAATCGACTTGGCCGTGGCGAGGGATGGTCTCCATGCCGAGGCGACAAGGGTTCTTCAGGAAGCCGCGTTGGCAGCACTCAAGGAGCAGGACCCTGGCCGGGTAAACAGCGTCTACGAGGAGACCGTCGGCGAGCAGCTTCAGGTAATGAGAGGTGCCCTCCAAGACCCGCGCGAAATCGACATGTTCGATATTGCCGCTGAGAATCGCATCACCGCTCACAAGATGAGCCTTGCTGACCACACCTTCAGGTTGCGACGTCAGCTGAAGGTTGCAGCGGGAGTCAAGCTCTCGGAAGAGTTGGTCAACGCCAGCAACACGCCCAATGTCGCGTTGGTCGAAGCGAATCTCCAGTCGCTTCGACGTCAGATGGATGACAGTGTCGCTTCGGGAGAAGACCCGGCAGATGCCCAGAGACGCTTTGAGAGGGTCGAAGATCAAATCTGGGCAAGCCACATGTCCTACTACGAACTACAGGCGCAGTCGGATCGTGCGTTCTGGAACGTTGCGCTCCAGCGTTTGGAGCATGATGACCTTGGTGGAATGTCTAGCAGTGTGAGGGAGGCGATACGGAAGGTGCTGCTTGATGGTCGGAGTGATGCCAGTTTTTCGGTGATTAGCGTCCGGATGGATCAACTCGATCCGGGAGTTCTGGGTCAAGAGGGGCGAGAGCTAATCAATCGGCTCCACGCTGGGGGATCCGATGGAGAACCGCCGGTTCTTCAGGATACGCATTGGCGTCAGCTGTCCAACAAGATGGCCGGAATCGACAGGTTGGATGACGATCGGGAGGCTGTTGAGCGCGGGTCGAGGCTGCTCGAACTTGGGATTCCTCCTGGTGTTGCCGACCCTCTATATAGCAGGATAATCGAACGAAACTTCGACCAGTTTAGGAACTTCAGCGAAGAGGCCCAGCTCAGCGAGTTCGCCGTTGCGGATTTGTCGAAGCCACGGGTGGCAGACCAAACTCCTACCCAAGGGGGATACATCGGTGGTGGCGGCGAAAGTCCATACAAAGACGTTCCCGGGGAGGACCCGTACAGTGCGAGGGTGAGGCTGCTGGCCGCTGGAGCGGTCTACACACAGAAGACTGGGTTGATCCCACAGTCTGTTGCCAACGCTGCACTGACGATGGCAGCCAGTTCCGGTGTAGACGAACAGATCACGGGACTCCAAGCACTGCTCAATCTAGCCGGTATGAGTTCGACCAACTTCGATGGAATCAAGAGGGGAACCTTCGGAAACCCGATGTGGCGACGCTCCCTGGCCTTCGGACGTCAACTGTACGGCGTCAACCCTTCGGATTGGAAGAAGTATCGAGGTGAGTTCGCGGGTTGGTCCTTGGCTAAGGGTACGGAGAAGGAGGAGCGGGAGCTGAGAGAGTCGGGAGGAGCCCTCGATCTCAGTAGTTTCGGTCAGGAGTTGTTGGGCGGCCAGCTACAGGCCCGCCTGAAGCCAACAGATGCACTCCGTGTCGTGCTGGACAACGAAAAGAAGGCTAGCGACCAGACCAGCGCCGCTCGGTCCGTTGCACGCGAGGGCTACCGGCGTATCCATCAGACTGAGTTTGGTAACGGACTAGCTAGGGACGCTCTACAGGCGAGCTTTCCACCGGGCATGGACCTGGATTTGGACAACACTCCCGGGATAGAAGGGATGCTTCACTACATCCGTGCGACTGCGATC